CGGTGGAGTTTGGCGTTGGCTACGGCGGTGTGTTTGCCAAGTATCGTGTGTTTGAGTCTTATGCCTGGATGCACTCAATTTATGCAGGGTGGAAAAACCCAACAACTGCCGATGGCCAGTTCTATGATGCGGTCATTCCAGGGTATTTAGAACCTGAAATGTTCCCATTGGGCGATGGGCAAGGCGATTACTACCTGTTCATTGGTCGCTTGATTGACCGAAAAGGCTACCGAATTGCCCAAGAAGTATGCGAAAGATTAGGCAAGCGGCTTGTCTTGGCTGGGCCAGGTGAGCAAAGCGGGTATGGCGAGTTTGTTGGGTCAGTTGGACCGCAGCAACGAGCTGAATTGATGGGCGGTGCAATTGCCACCTTTGCACCAACACTTTATGTAGAACCTTTTGGAAATGTAGTCATCGAATCGCAGGCTTGTGGAACTCCAACAATCACAACTGATTGGGGTGCATTTACAGAGAACAATCCCGATGGGATTTCAGGCTTTAGGTGCCGTACTTTGGCTGAATTTATGCAGGCAGCCGAAGGGGTCAAATACCTAGATCGCGCCAAAATCCGCAATCGTGCCGTTTCGCTCTATAACCTTGATACTATCGGCCTTCAATACGAGGCTTACTTTAAGCGCCTGTTAACCCTTTGGGGCGATGGCTGGTATCAGATGGGGGATGCAAATGGATAGAGGCGAGATATTAGACGAGGCTAAACGCCTTACTCACGGTGATAGAAACAAGAATTATGGAAAACCATTAACAAATCATCAACGCATTGCTGGTTTATGGTCAATCTATTTAGAACAAGAAATTTCTCCATCTCAAGCTGCGATGTGCCTTGCACTTGTTAAAGTTGCCCGTGTTATTGAAACACCTGATCATCTTGATAGTTTTGTAGATGGCGCTGCATATTTTTCAATTGCTGGCGAGATCGCTACAAGTTAAGTTTAGGCGCGAAATCGCCCCCATAGGTAAGCCCTCAATTAAGTAGCCGTTCCTACTTGGTTGGGGGCTTACCCTTTTTTCCATAACTTCTTTCACGATGGCAATTTGCGCAAACAAGATCACATTTTGCAATTTCCGCAATTATTTCTTCAAAAGGTGAAGCACCCATTCTTGCTAAATTACCTGATTTTTCTGCTGGGTTTCTATGGTCAAAATCCATCACATAGTATGGGTAGGAAATGCCACAATCCATACAAGGTTTATTTTTTTGTTCTTTAATATATAAAGATTTTTTTCTATATGAAACGCTATCTTTTGCAGTTTCTCGTTTTTTACCTTTTCTGCGTGATTCATTATATTTTTCACGGTGAGCTTTGTACCTATTTATACAGGCAGTATTTGTTTTTGAAGTAACAATTGCTACCTGCCCACAATTTGAACAGGTAGCAATTTTGTTGACTTTATCAACATTTGATAACCGATGAACCCACATATATTAAATATAGCGGGTTTTTTTGTTTTAGGGAGTTTTCACATAATCACGCAACGCGTTAAGGATAATTGCAGTTGCAGTAGTGCCTTCATTTCGCGCTTTTTCTAAAGCTAGTTGCCACAACTCAGCATCAACGCGGATTGATCTAAGTGGGGTCATAGAACCACACACTCACTCATTGAACCCCAGCACCAGCCAAGAAACTCAGCCGATGGTGCATCAATGCCAACCCACCAAAGGTTGCTGGCAACTTGCCAAACTAAGATGATGCCAACTGCAATTGCAACTGCTCGTACACGCTTGCCACGCTTTGTAATCATATTAACGCTCCAATTCTTCAATGTGGGCAATGGTCAATGCAGAGTTAACAATTGCTCTGCGAAGTGATTGTTTCATTTCATCAAAATCGCCTGATTCACTTGCAGTATTGAGATCACGGCTGATTTGATACATAGTATCTGCAATATCAATTACCAAAGACTTGTAAGCACCCATTTTAATTATTCTCCATATTCGCTAGGTATGCCTCAAAGCAAGGCAGACATAAATTGACCTTCATAACTGATTCAAATGTTTCTTTGCAGGCGGTGCAGGTGCAGGTGTAGTTGGTTGAAAACATTACTCACCCATTTCTTCAAGTAACGCTGAAAGCATCTCAAGGTGCCATTCTTCTTGTTGGCGTTCATTGCAAGAATTTGCTTCTTTTGCTTGTTCCAAGTGGTATTCAGCAACATCTTTAATTTTCATTATGCACCTGCCTTGTAATTAACTAGATCGGCGTACTTTGGGTCATTCATCATCATTTGTGCTTGCTTTGCAGTAAATACAATTTGTGCTTTTGTTGATGAACCCCAGCGAAAATCATCAAACCAACATTCAATAAATGATTGAATTTTGCTTGCTGATTGCAAATCAATCTTTAATCCTTCAGCAATTGTTTGTGTGTAAATATTCATTGTGCTATCCGTCCTATTGGGAGCCGTTCCCCCAATGAGATAAACATACGCCCCTGTATATACAGATGCAAGTTGATTTGGCTGGATTTGCCAAAATTCTTTTTTACGCCTAGATTCACCCCTGAAAGCCCAGCCGAAGGGGAAGCGGTTGGGTTTTCGCCATTTAAGCCCTTTTTAGCTCGCTGCCCTACACTTGGCCAATGACTACGCTAATTGCCTTCCAGGGGCCTGATTTTGCCATTCTAGGGGCAGACAGTCAGATTACAGACGGTGATAAGCGCATTATCTCCCCATCCATTCCCAAGATTGTTAAATTGGGCAAATATCTATTGGGAGTTGCTGGCGATGTGCGCCCAGGGGATTTGCTGGCCTTTAATTGGAAACCGCCAGCCTACGATGGCACCGACCCAGTAAAGTTTATGGGAAAAAAGATCATCCCCAGCATCATTACAACTTTCCGCGCTAATGGTTATGACCACACAAAAGAAGGTGCCAGTTATTCATTCTTGCTGGCATTTGGCGGCAATGTATTTGAAATTGGCGATGACTTGAGCATGAGCCAAAGTAACGATGGCCTGTATGGAATTGGCTCAGGCTCTGCCTACGCGCTAGGGGTTATGACCTATGCAATGACCTTTGAACGAGGCATTGAGGCAGCCACGCTGAACACTGCAACTGATGCAATGCACTCGGCTCTTGCCATCGCCAGCAAATATGACATCAACACCGCCTCACCTTTTCAAATTGAGGTTCAGCGAGTCTAAGCAGTTGCCCTGTTCAAAGGTGTGTAGTATGTGCAGACCTACTTTGAACGGAAAGGAATCAAATGTTTTGGTTAGGATTAATTTGTTTAATCATTGGCGCTTTGGCGTTATATGCCATCATAATTTCAGCTTTTGAGATTGGTGAAGGCCTATGAATCTAGAAAAGATGCCACGCGACCCATTGTTTTCAATTCACAATCATTCAGACGGCCACATTTCACTTTATCTTGAAGAACAAGATGCAGTAAAAGATTTAGTCCAAGATGTTGTTGGCGCTTATGATTTAGATGATTTGGATTTGTTGCGCCACTCTGCAGATCGTTCAGTTAAATCTGAAAACTACTTTGATCACCTAGATAATGCCCGTGACAATCTCGGCGAAAATGCACCATTGGTTTGCAGTATGACAGAGCAAGAAGCATTGATTTTGGCTGAAGATTTGATTCGAGCAGTTAAATTTGCCCGCATCAGCCGTGAGGCTGGCACCAACTACCCATCATTGAAGGCGGTTAAGTAACTCAATGGCTAATCCAAACGGGCGCAAAGGCGCACAATTTGAAACCGATGTTATGCGTTGGCTTCGCAGTGCTGGTGCTTTATGTGAGCGTTTGGTGAAGGCGGGTAAGAACGATGAAGGCGATCTAGTAGCAATCATTGGTGGCAAGCAATACATTCTTGAACTCAAGAATCGTAAAACAATAAGTTTGCCTGAATTTTGGCGTGAAGCTGAAATTGAGGCAGAAAACTATGCAAAGGCTCGCGGGTTAACCGAGGTGCCATTGCATTATGTAATACTCAAGCGCAGAAATGCTGGCATTGAAAAGGCTTGGGTCATCCAAGACCTTGAACAATGGCTAGGTGAAAAACATTGAATCAATTTGAATTCTTTGTTGATCTACCAAAATTTGATAGCGCTAAGTGTGCAGATATTAAGGACAAAGATTTGTTCTTTCCTGATAACCGCACACAAGAGGCAGAAAGACTGCACCAACTGAAGGCGATTTGCTCAAGTTGTATTCACAGTAAGGAGTGTTTGGAGTACGCACTAGAAAAACAGATTCCCTACGGTGTTTGGGGTGGCTCAACGCCAGCCGATAGAGACACAGTAGCGATTGCAGGTGGTAAGAGTTATGCGTTCAAAGGAATTGCATTAACGATTACAAAGCTGCACGCGAAAGGGATTTCTGCCAACGAAATTGCGGTCCAACTTGATACTTCGCCTGGTTATGTAAGGCGTGTATTGCGTAAGTTGGCTGCAACTGAACAAGGAGCAGCACCATTACACCAACAGATAAAAGACTCATCCGAAGGCTTGCACTAATCATTGTGGTTAGCGTAGGAACTTCACTAGCAGTTCAAACAATTTTGGCAACACCTGCAGTACCTGAACTGGTGATTTACAAAAATCGCCCAGCGTTAATGCAAGTAAGTGCCAAAGAAGTAGCCCGCGAGTTACTTACAACTAAACAGTTCAAGTGCTTCAATGCTCTTATGAGTAAAGAAAGCGCTTGGCAAGATAAGAAGAATCCGACCAGTTCGGCCAGCGGTGTTGGTCAACTATTGGATGGCACTTATCGCAATCTTGGAATGAAGCGCAGTAAATCAACTGTTGCTCAAACGATTGCAGCATTGGCCTACATTGGCCGAAAGTATGGGGCAAGTGGACCGTGTGCCGCTTGGAACCATTTTAAGCGCAAGAACTATTACTAATGGGGGTTAGTATGAGCGTAGAAATAGAAAAAGGCGTGGTGGATTTTGATGCCAACACCGCCGCTTGGCTTGAGCAATATAAAAATGCCATAGCCAAGATCAAGGAACTGCAAGAAGTTGCTGATGTAGCTCGATCACACATTGAGGCAGCACTTGGAGATAATCAAATGGGTATGTTTTTGAACAAACCTGTTGTTCGATGGTCATTTGTTGAATCAACACGATTTGACACCAAACGCGCCCGCGAAATCTTGCCTACGCAAGTAATTGAAGCACTTGAGGTAAAGTCAACCTCTCGCCGTTTTTTAATTGTAAATGAGGATGAATAGTAAATGACCTTCACTCCTTTGAACACACCAGCACAACAATTAGCCGTTGAACTCAGCGGAATAATTACCGAAGCAAGTAAGTGGTCACCCCGAAGCCAACAGGTTTATATTGGACCAAGTGAAGTTGGCCAAGAGTGTGTTCGCAGACTTGCTTACAAATTGCTGGATTGGGATAAGGCAAATGAATCGGGTGGCGGTTCCTGGGCTGCCAATGTCGGCACCGCCATCCATTCATTTCTTGAAGGTATTTTTGCTAAGTTGCCTGAAAGATACGAGGTTGAGCAAAAGGTAAAAATCCGTGCCAATCTTTCGGGAACAGTTGATTTATTCGACATTGAAAAGGGTTATGTGCTGGACTGGAAAACCACTTCACCTGCAGGTGTAAAAGCCAAGCGCAGTGAAGGTGCAACCGCTCAACAGATCACTCAAGTTCAGCTTTATGGTTACGGCAAAGCACAACAGGGCGTAACCGTGAACAAAGTTGGGTTGATCTACCTGCCAACTGGCGGGTCAATTGATGATATGCACATTGAACTATTTGATTACGATGAGCAGGCAGCACTTGATGCACTTGCTCGCCTTGATTCAGTTTATACATTGCTCTCAACAATTGATGTTGAGGAAAATCCAGCGATGTGGCCATTGATTCCAGCAACGCCAAGTAGAATGTGTATGTATTGCCCTTACTACCGACCATTTAGCACTGATCTATCAGTTGCCTGCAACGGTGATACTGATGTGTGAGCGTGATGGTTGCGGGTGCGGATTTCCTGCCAAAACAATCAACGACATTGCCAAAGAGTTGGCTGAACTGACACCACCAATAGAGTTAGAAACAAACTAACACCAAACCAAAAGAAACGGGGGAAAGCCAAATGGCTTTTTCAGCACCAAGTAGCAATACAGAATCAGTAAAAGTTGCTGATTTGAACGGACACTTGCTCATCCTTGAAGCAATTGAATACAAAACAGGTATTCCAACTGTTCACGGGGAAGCGGATGCAATTGAAGTACGCATCAATGATTTAGATACTGGATTCAATCACGATTCAGTTCTTTTCTTCAATGTAGCTTTGAAAAACGCATTGAAAACTAAGATCGGCCAAAAGGTATTGGCACGCATTGGTCAGGGAACTGCAAAGCCTGGAAAGTCTGCGCCGTGGATTCTTGTAGATGCAACAGGCGATGCTGATGCAGTGGCTAAGGCCAACGCATTTATCGCAGGCTCACCTGCAGTTGCATCAGCACCTGCCGCAGCACCTGCCGCCGCCAATATCAATGACCCTGCAGTTCAAGCATTGCTTGCACAATTGGGAGCAAAACCAGTTAACTAATAAGACTTCCCCGTTTCTTTAGTCCTTTCAAAACGGGGGAATCGGCGTTGTGATGGTTCACGGGAGAGGGAATGTATCGGGGGATACATCCCGAAGGTTCGATTCCTTCAACGCCACGCAAGACTTAACGAATGAACGGGGGAACAATGCCATTTTATGAATTCACTTGCGATTGTGGGCATAAAGCCGAAGTGTTTTTTGAAATGAATGATGAAAAGCGCATCATCTGCGAAAGTTGCAAGAAGAAGTTAATGCAACGCAAATATTTACTTGGGGGAACCATCTTCAAGGGTGAAGGATGGGGTGGCAGCAAATGAGAACTGCAGTCAGTTTGTTCGCAGGCGTTGGTGGCTTTGATCTAGCTTTGGAACGCAATGGTGTGAAAGTAGTTGCATCAGTTGAGATAGATAAAAAAGCACAAGAAGTATTGAAGAAGCATTTTCCACAATCAACTATTTTTGGAGATATTACGGGGGTAACAGGTGAACAACTTATCGCAGCAGGCTTTGAACCTAGAAATGGAATCATCACAGGTGGATTCCCCTGCCAAGATTTATCAGTGGCTGGAAAACGAGCAGGATTGGGTGGTTCTCGATCAGGATTATTTTGGGAAATCTGCCGATTGCTTGACGAAACAAGAGCGCAAAATTTTATCCTCGAAAATGTCCCTGGTTTACTTTCCAGCAATCAAGGCGCAGACATGGCCGTTGTTCTTGAAGCGTTGGTTGAGCGCGGGTATCGCATCGCCTACAGGGTGCTTGATGCTCAACACTTCGGAGTTCCCCAACGCCGCCGTAGAGTGTTCATTGTCGGATGTCTTGGAGACACAGGGAGATCACCTGAAGAAATACTCGCTATCGCCGAAGGCCGCGCAGGGTATCTTGCGCAGAGCAAATCGAAGGGAAAAGACACTGCCAGTGCAACTGGAGCAGGCACTGCAGCATACGGCCAATCAGGATTCTCAAAATACACCGAAGGTGTAACAACACTTACCGCTACTTCATACAAAAGGCCTGAAGATAATGTTGTTCTTCACGAAAGCTAAGCGGGCGCAAAATGTTAATGATTATGAATCTTGGAATGAAGGCGGGGTGGCACCAACTTTGAACGCAATGGATAACAATGGTGAGGCTTACGCAACAGTTCTAATAGTTGGCGTTGATATTTACAATGCTGATATTTCAGACAAATCATTTCAGACTATTAAAGCGGGGGGCGGGATTACTTCAATGCCAAGTGTTTTAATCATTGATGGCACTCGCGTAAATGATGTGCGTGTGTATGAAGATGGCATTGTGCCAACAGTTATTTCACGGTATGGAACAGGCGGGGGAAATGTACCTATGGTATTTGATAATTCAGAGGCAATCTTAAATAAGATGCAAGGCTTTGGAGATTACAAAGAATCAAAAATTGGTGGAACTCTTAAAATAAGTAATAGTACGGCTCAAGATTTAATTACATCAACTTCAATTGTTCGCCGATTAACACCAGTTGAATGTGAGCGCCTTCAAGGGTTCCCTGATAACTGGACTGATGGGCAGGCAGATTCAAACCGCTATAAGCAAATGGGCAACGCGGTAGCAGTGCCTGTTGTGCAATGGATTATTGATCGGATGGTTGCCGAATGACATACGGATGCGGTGCTTACACTTGCAAAACTTGCTACCCATTTCAATATCAATGTGAAGATTGCAATTTTGATTTTCAAACACCATTAGAAAATGGAAAAGATTACATTTGTGAAGAATGTGGTTTTGAAAGTGGTCAACATGACTGATACCTGCATCAATTGCGGAAATGATGAAGGACCGCACGCAATCTGTACCGATTGCCTAACTTTGATTGAATGTAATTGTTCGGTGGAACATAATGAGTAATCTTTTGCCAATTGCTTTGCGCTTTTTAGCTCAGGGCATCTCTGTTGTTCCAACTGCCAATGATGGTTCTAAGCGACCTGCATTTGCTTGGCAAGGATTCCAAGAACATCTGCCCATTGCTGATGAACTTTTAATGTGGTTCAAAGATGGCGTTGATGGCATTGGTGTTATTACTGGTGCCGTGTCAGGTAACCTTGAGATGCTTGAACTTGAAGGTCGCGCCGTGGCCGAAAAGATGCACCTTGAGATTGCAGAGATTGCCAACAATTCAGGGCTTGGCGAATTATGGCAACGCCTCAATGCTGGTTATGTTGAACTCACGCCATCAGGCGGCCTTCATTGGCTTTATCGGGTGTCAGATGGCACTTTGCCAGGCAACACTAAACTTGCTCGTAAGCCTGGCGAAAACAGCGGTGTGGATGTATGGGCCGAAACGCGAAGCGAAGGTGGCTTCACAATCACGGCGCCAAGTGGCGGTGCCACCCACCCATCAGGGGGTAATTGGACACTGATAGGTGGCTCAATTGAAACCATCCCAACAATTACTATGGCAGAGCGATCAGCACTGCACGATATTTTTGCAATGTTTGATGAGATGCCAAAAGCTGAAAATCTGCAGCAAGAAGTAGTTGCTAAGCACGATGGGATTTTGACCCCTGGCGATGATTACAATGCCCGCACTACTTGGGAAGAACTGTTGCAACCTTTGGGCTGGACTGTTGTTTATCGCAAAGGTGAATCAACGGTGTGGCGCAGACCAGGTAAGAATGAAGGCATCAGCGCCACCACCAATTTCAATGGCAACGATAAATTCTATGTGTTCTCAACCAGCACGCAATTTGATGCTGAAACTTCATATTCCAAGTTTGCCTTTTATGCAACCATCAAGCACGGTGGAGATTTCAAGGCAGCAGCAACAACACTTAGAAATCTCGGCTACGGGGCGCAAACGCTCAATTCTTTTGATTCAAGCAATAATCTGATGCCTACAAATCAACTACAAGCACCAGCACAAGCCACTGAAGCTGATTTAAGCGGTGAAGAATCAAGTTGGAAACCAGTAGCGCTAAAAGATTACTTTGATGGCTTATTTGTTGCCCCAATCGCAACCCTGCTCAAGCGCTCAGATGGTCACGGCCTGATTTACGAAGGTCGAGTTCACTCAATTTATGGTGAATCAGAATCGGGTAAATCATGGATTGCACAAATTGCAACTGCCGAATGTCTGAAAAATGACAAAAAGGTTATCTATATTGATTTTGAATCAGATGCAATTGACATTGTTAACCGCCTCAAGGCGCTAGGTGTATCACGAGCTAATTTATTGCAATACTTTTCATACATTCGCCCTGAAGGTGCCCGTGATGCTGATGACCCTTATTGGCAGGCAATCATTGAGCCAAATTCAGCCACGCTTATCATCATTGATGGTGTCACCGAATCCTTGACAATGTGGGGTGGTGAGTCAAAAGATAACGATGCCATCACCCGCTGGATGCGCCTGTTTCCACGAACAGTAGCCACCGCCAGTGGCGCTGCCGTTGTGCTTATTGACCACATCACCAAAAATGCAGAAACACGGGGGCGATTTGCCATTGGCGGCCAAGCAAAGTTAGCAACCATTGATGGCGCCGCCTACCTCGTAGAGCCTCTTGAGGCACTTGCCCCTGGTCGCACTGGAACGCTCACAATGAGAGTAACCAAAGATCGCCCTGGATTTGTTCGCAAAATCGCAGGTATGTGGCGCAAATCAGACCGCACCCAAGAGGCTGCAGTTTTCACCATTGATTCGACTAGGGCGCAAATGGAGTATGTGATTGGTGTGCCACTTTTGGAAGATGAAGCTGAAAGTAACAAAGAGTTCAAGAAGCAAAAAGAGGTTGCCGAGTTTGTCCACAACCATCCTGGCGCTTCACGGCGATTGGTTCAAGAAGGAATCAGCGGTTCAAAGGATGCCATTGGGGAACGCATCAGTGACCTTTTGGCAGGTGGCTGGGTAGAGAACCGTGGCAATGACAGGTCATTTATTCTTTACATTTCAGAGTTGGGCAAGAGCCATTTCAACCTTTTGGATGCCGAAATTACACAATTGAAGGTGAACTAAGGTGTACCGTACCGTACCTTTTGTGTACCTTTTTATTTTAGGTACACAGGCAGTTTTGAGCGTGATCGGTGTGCGTACCGTTCCGTATATGTATATATACGGAAGTAGGTACACCATCACACTCGGTACAGGAACGCCTAATGAGTGAGTTAGATTTCAAACCGATCAGTTGCCGAAAATGTGGCAACTTAGTGTGGGCAGGGGTCAGTGCATCCAGCCGTTGCGATGTAAAACTTGATACGGCTCGACTCAACCTTGTGGAAGAAATCTTGGCACTCACGGCTGGCCTTGCCACCTACCAAGTCCACCGCACCGCCGTTTCATTTGAGGCAACAAGACGAACGGCAATGCGGATGAAGGTGGCAGAGCCAATTGTGCTTGCCACCCATACCTGCCGAGCCTTAACGGTATTTGCTGAAGAAGCACCTGATTATTGGAACCGACAAATGTACCCTTCAGGCGATAAAGGTACATTCACAACAAACGAGGTGCCATTTTGAAGCGATTGCGACATTTATTCTGCCGAAACTATTACTGGGAAGTAATAAACCCACAAGCAAGTTTAAGTTTATGGAAAGTCCAATGCGATAACTGCGGCTACAAAAAGGGGTTTAAATGAACTGCAACATCTGCCAACGCCCAACTAATGCAACCACCTGCCGTGGGTGCCACAAAGCAATTGTTGGGTGGCTAATTGCCATTCCATTCTTGCGCCGTGAAGCTGAGGATTTCGTAGTACCTGGCAGATCAGGCAGTGGCAGTGTCAGCGCCGAACGCAGTATCGGTGTCAATGTCAACGCCCTTGATTACTCAATGGCCAATGAGTTGCTAGGCATCCTGCATAGTTGGGAATCAGAGATTCGTAGCGCTAGGCAGTTGACACCGCCTGCCTTGCTGAAGAAGGAATCGAGCATTGACCAAGAAGTTCAGGTTGCCTGCGACTTTCAGATTGCCCACATTGATTGGACACTTGGCCAAGATTGGGCGGCAGATTTCTATGTTGAAATCAAAGAGCAGCACGCAAAAGGAATGGCTGCTGCCAAGCAATTTATTGAGCAACCCCGCCGAATCCCATGTCCAACAGATGACTGCCATAAGTTCGTGGTCATTGATGCAGAAAACCTTATGAGTGATGTCAGTTGCTTTGGATGCAAACAATCGTGGACAGTGCTAAGACTTGTGGCATTGGCAATGTCTAATCCAAACCGTAAGTTCTTTTTAGATGTTGAGGCAATTGCATTGTGGCTTGGTATCACTCAACGCCAAGTGTATAAGATCGTGAAGGTTCACAACATTGAACGCAAGGGTAACCTTTATGATTTGGCTGGTGTCATTGCCAGTAGATAAAACTTGACAGAATAGTTCAAATTACTTTGCTACACTTTCGTTAACAGGTATTGCTATCCCATTACACGCCCAGCCCATTCGGTTGGGCTTTACTTATTTATGGATATGGATATGGATACCGAGACAATACAAGAGATTGATGAGGCGTTAGCACACGCCGTTGATACTCGCGCCAAAACAATTGATTCTAAAAAACACATCGTTGATAAATTCATTGATGACCTATTGGACTCACGATTGGAGCTAACAAGATGTTAAGCATTGCAGTTAGCATTGGTGATGTATCAACAGACATAATGACAGATCAACAAATGTCATTTGAAGGAATTGAAACATTGCTAACAAGAGCGACTAATTCAACTCTTGATGCTTACAATCGTTATGTGATTGTTGAAGAAGATTTAGAGGCAATTCAAGAGGATGATGAATAACACACAGGTTTGCAACAAATGCAAGATTGATAAGCCATTAGAGTTATTCCACGCAGACCGAAGAACCGCTAACCGTAAGAGAACTACCTGCACTGATTGCAGACAGGCACAACGCAAGGTAACAAACATATCCACATATGAGTATGCAAAGTTATTAGTTGAACAAGATAACTCTTGCGCTATATGTGGCATTGAAGCTACACAATTAAAAAGAGAATTAAGCGTTGACCATAACCACGAAACAAATAAGATTCGTGGGTTGTTGTGTCACCATTGCAACATTGGCTTAGGTAACTTCAGAGATAACACAACATTGTTATCAATGGCAATTGAATACTTGGTGCGTAACGATGGTATTGCCTAGACCGTGTGCAGGATGTGGTCGAGTAGTTAGAGCAAGTAGATGTTTGGAATGTCAACGCATCAAAGATAGGCAACGCCCTAGCCGTGCTGATCGTGGTTACGATTACAGTTGGAACAAACTAAGCAAGAGACTAAGAGAGCAGCAACCATTCTGTTCAATACCAGGTTGCAACAATAAAGATTTAACAGTTGACCACATAATTCCTTTAAGTGATGCACCGTGGCTACGCCTAGAGATCACCAACCTTCGCGTGCTTTGCAGATCACACAATTCACAAAAAGGCAACGGATAACCCCCCGTGGCATCCCCCCGTACGGGTATAAAGTTGCGAAGGCATGAGGCTTAGAAAC